CTGCGAATCGTCGGCTCACTTCCCCGTAGAACCGAAGGCTTTGTCGTTTGGATTAAGCCAGCGCAAAATCACTGGTGCGACGGCTGCAACCCCACCCATTGCCAGGGTCTTTGGGTCGGTTACGCCTGCAAGATATAACGCTAACGCTGCTGCCATAAATGAGCGCGCCCATGACGCTGCTATGGCTTTGGCTTGTTCCATTTTTTCTCCTTTGTTGGTTTTGCTGCCGACTTTGGAATTTCAACCTTTGGAAATTCTCCCTTATACGGGACGAATTTTGGAATACCAAAACCGACGATCTCTTTACCTTCGCCGTATGACCGAACCTTCACCATTACCATGCCGCCATTGCGCTGGTCGCCTGTCCCGCTGGTGTTTCCCTCGATCGTCAAACATGTCTTTGTGTCAATAAGTCCCACGACAATTCCAATGTGGCTGATTCGATCAACGCCGTCGTGTGGAAAGTCCATGAAAGCCAAGTAGCCCAGTTGCGGCATACCTGACCAACGTTGCATTTCTTTGAATCTGTGTGCGCCTTGCGCGGTTGAAACAACTGAATGAATCTTGACCCCTGCTTGATCTGCACACCAGTTGACAAATGAACCACACCACGGCAAACCGTCTGCCTTTGTAAATTTACCGTATTTGGTCAGGTTGTCACCTTCTTCGATCGTGCCCACCTCAGCGGCTGCGACCTCGATCAAACGTGCGTTTGTGCCTTGCGGGTAGGTCATGCCAACAACGCTGCCGCTTCTTCGGCGGTCAACCCTAGTTTTGCCAAGACTGCCTGACGTGACGCTTCTTTGTCCGCCTTTGCCTGGTCTTCAGCTGCTTTCGCCTGCTCGAATGCCAATGCGTCCGCTTCGCGTTGTGCGATTTCTTCAGCGGTCAATTCGATTTCCTCAACCTGTCCAGTTGAGCAGTCGACGACCAGTTTGATGTCTGCCATTTTTTCTCCTTATGCGTTGGAAATGCCGTAAAGCGTAGCGGTGGAATATTGACGAATGTTGCCTGCTGAAAATGTAAAACCCAATGCCGTGATCGCTGCCGTATTTGACCACAATGAAGCAGTGAGATCGGCGTAGGCAGTGGTTGCATTTTGTTCGGAAACGCCGTCAGTTGAAAATGATTTGTTGTTTGAACCCGCATAATTTGGTAAATAAACTTCAATGTTGCTGAAAATTGTTGCGCTTGAAAACGCATAAGCAATTCGCCCGCTTGTCCCATTATAAGACGCAGCCCCTGCACCGTCACCTTCAAGCAATTTGTAAGTAAAATTTGCCGTCGAACTATTGATTGACATAAGCATAGCGTTTGAACTACCCGCACTCACTGACAATTTGACGCATAAATCCGTATAAGTGCTAGGAATTGAAGTAAAATCAATTGAGGAAGCACCGCCAGCACCCACAGTCACTGAAGCAATTTTGATGTATGTCGCCATTATGCAGCCTTTATTCCGTAAAGCGTAAAAGTTGAACCGCTTGAAATGTTGAACCCTGTTGGAAAAATGTAAATTGAATTTATGGCTGAAGTGCTGCGCCAAGAATTAGCGCGAGAAACCACAAATGTGTTTGTGTTATCTCTCGAAATAATTGTTTTGTTTGTCGTCGTATTTGAATAATTCATCATTTGAACGATTGCATTGCTTTGGGCTGAACCGTAAAACGCTGCCCGAACCGCCGTTGCGTTGCTTGTGCGGTTTGATGTGGCAGATGAACCGTCACCAAATAAATTCGTATTTGAATAATTTGACCCTGAATCTGAATTGAACTGCAAATTCAAAAACTGATCGGCATTTGTGCATTGATAATTGGCAACCAAAATTAAATCGGTGTAAGCCCCGGAAATGCTAGAAAAGGTCACTGAACTAGCTGCGCTGCCCAGTGTTGTCGTTGCAATTTTCTCGTATGTTTTTGGCATTTCAACCCTTTATCCCGTACAACGCAATTTGCGAATACTGTGAAAAATTAGCGGAAACGGGTTTCACCACAATTGAAGTGACTGCCGCTGGTGTGGCTGACCATGAACCAGAAGCCAAATCCATGTTACCGCTGCCATTGTCATCATAACCGCCTAAGAATCTGACTGTTTTGTTTTTATTTGTAGACGTGTAATCCAGCACGTCGACCACACCACCCGCAATTGATGAAGTCGAACCCGTGTAATACAACGCAACGGCAGAATACGCGCCGCCAAATGGAATGCCAGCAATTGCGCTTGAACCGTTACCGTATAAAATGTGATTCCAATAATTGTTGCCTGTGTCACCATTAAAACGCATGATCACGTCGTCACCAGCAGACAATTTTGAAATGAATCTAATTTGCAAATGCTGATAAGTCGAAGGAATGCTTGAAAATGTGATCGACGAAGCACCGCCAGCCCCAACCGTAGTTGTGGCAATTGATTCGTAATCACCAACCGCAGCGAAATACGACGAAGCAATTACGCCTGGAATAATCACGCCAAGTCGCCCACAATAGTGAAGGTATTTGAAGCGGTGCAGATAATTGTGCAAGCCGAATAACGTGCGCGCAAAACTGGTGCTGAAGCCGTTGCCCCTGTTGAAGTGATTGTCACGCCTGCGCCCTGTGCAAACGAAGTTAAGCCAACGCCAATTGACTGCACGTTGATTATGTTGCCAGCGGTGAAAACTGAAGGTGGGACTGTGACGGTGACGGCTGAAGCGTTTGAAGTAGTAACCCATTTGTTCGCTGCATCAGCTGCAACCAGGGTGTAAGTCGTGCCAGTCTGCGCATTGAAAGCAAGGGTGGAATCGTCTTGTTCTATCCATGTGAAGTCCATGTCGGTGTTTGAAGCCTTAGACAACACTTGACCAGTTGTGCCGCCTTTAAGGTCAACCAGTGTCGTGTCTACGGCTTGACCAAATGTTTCAAAATCGGCTGGCAAGTCTGTGACCAAGTCACTCGACGTTGGCATTTGCCAGTTGAAATTTGTAGTCGGGTTTGCCATGTCTTCTCCTTCTTAGGTGATAATTGTTGCACGTGCCCAGTCAAGTGTGGGCGACACGCCCGACCAGGTAAATGTGTTGGAAATGTCTGCCCACGGCAATGCCTGCAATGAATAGGCAGTTGGCGTTGCGGTCAATGTCACTGAAAGTCTGTTGTACGCGGCTTGAAATGACCAGCCCTCGACGAAGCCTTGGAAGATTGACCCCATGTTCAACGGTAGATCGTTGACCGCAATTGGCATTCCCATGAAAACGTTGATCAGGTTGTCACGGTCTGCGTCGTCTAATTCAGGGTTTGTCAGGTCAAATGTAATTTCGGAAAAAATTGGTTGAGGTGTCTTACGCAATGCCAAATAGAAATCTGCCTGATCTTCGGCGTCAGCTGCATTGTGCAACGTTGTCGTGATGATTTGGGAAAGTTGCCCGTATTCATTGATTGAATCGGTGTCGCTGGCTGAACGCTCACTGCTGCTGGTTGCGTCGTATTTGATTGTTATGTTGTTGCGGACGTCGCCTGCACGGGTCTGGATTCGAAGCCCTGCTGCACGTGCCTGATTAGCCGTAAGGTCGACGTAACCGTTGGCGGTTAGGTATTGGGTGCGGTGCGTACTGTCGGCGTAGCCAATGCGCCCCTGGGCGTCTTCAAATAGGTATCCCAGCCCCGACGTTGCCAATGCCGAAACCAGCGAATAAACGTCGGTTCGGTTTGACGCTCGAACTGCCAATTCATAATTGCCAGGGGTATCAATTGTTCCCAGCCCTGAATTCTCAGCGTTTGCCCACGTAACGGTTGGGTCGTAAGTTGCCCAGGTAAGTGAGCCAGGCACGTCAGCCCAGGTGTTAAATAACACTTCAGCCAAAATGTCATAGATTTGGTTGCCGTCATAATCTTTGGAAAGCACGCCATTGGTCAACGCCTTTGGCAAACGTGCCAGTGCGCCCAATGCGGTGATCGAATAAGTCTGCGTGAACGTGGTTGAACCGACGTCACGGACTTCAAGCCCAATGTCAACGACGCTGCCACCGAAAATCGGCACGAAGGTTGATGACGTGTCTTGCACCTGAATCGAAATCGTCGAATTGATCTGAACTGGGATTGCGGTTTGATTGACGTCGATCAGTTGAATGTTGACGTAGCCCGCTTGCGCCTGCTCGTAAATGTTTGTTCGACCGCTGCGAATGGTCAGGTTAGCCAAAACGGCGTCAGTGTATTCAACGCCGTCAATTGTCACTTTCCAAATTGGTGACCATTGCGTCATGCTATTTGAAGACTTCCTGCGCCGCCCGTGCCACGGTAGAACGAATCATTCAAGGTTTCAACGATCGTGCGGGCAGTACCTTCGCGGTCAAATGCACCAGTTACGGTCAGGTTGATTGTTGTGCCGCTGGTTGCCGCTTCGGCTTCACGGAATCGACCCGCAGCGAAAGAACCTGTCACAACGTTGCCTGACGCCACCGCAGCGGCAGCAGCTGAAGTCGTCGCAGCAGTAACGCCACCGCCACCACCACCGCCACCAGCGGTTGAACCGCCCGTTACGGTTGGCGCGGTAATTTTTGGAACTGTGGTCGTTCCAGTCGAACCACCGCCGACCTTTGGAATTGTGATTGTTGGTGCGCTGGTGGTTGGTATCAATGGAATGTTCGGCAGGACTGGAATTCTGTTGTATGCAGAAATTAGGGCATTGACCGCAGAAATTGCACCGTTGACAACGGTGACGACTGCCTGCGCCACGTTGCCAATTAGATTGATCACGCCACTGACCGCAGTGCCAACCACCTTAATTGCACCGCCCAAAACCGTGCCAACCACCGGCGCAACGTAGGTTTGGATTATTTCTGCAAATGCTGAAAATGCTTCACTGTTGTTTTGAATTGCAGTCTTGATCTTATTAAACGCAGACAACAACCCTTCAATGATTGGTGTGAAAACCGTGACAATTGTATTGCCAACCGAAGTGATGACACCGCCCAAGCCTTTACCGTCTAGGCTGAATGCTCCTGAAAATGCGTTGATAACTGGCAACGCGTTTTTATTAATAAAGTTGATGACCTTTTCAAGAATAGGCAACAACGCAAAACCAATTGTTTCTTTCGCTTCGTCGAAGGCAACCTGCATTCGTGCGATTCGTCCCGCGTAGGTATCAGCATTACGCGCAGCAGCACCACCGAATAGATCGGTCAATTTGCCTTGCACGTCGGTGAATGACATTGTTTTCAATTCAGCAGCTGAAAGTCCAATGCCCAATTTGCCCAGTGACGCAGTGTTTCCGTCGTACGCCTTACCCAACGCGTTCGCGACTGTTTCAAGCGGTTTGCCTGTTGCAGTTGCAACGTCAAGGGCGGTGGTCAATAAATCTTGCGCCTGGGTTATGTCCCCAGTTGATCGAACCAAACGACCCAACGCTGGGCGCAGTTGATCGTCAGCAACGCCCGTTGCCAATGACATTTGAAGGATTGATTTTTCAGTTGCAGCAATTTGAGCAGTCGTTGCACCTGTCGCGTTTTCAAGAGCAAGGGCTAATTGGGTTTGTGCCTTCTCGTCCTCGATTGCTGCCTTGACGCCTTCGACGCCGATTTTGATTGCGTATGCACCAGCAGCAGCAGCGGCAGCGGCAAATGCTGCGCCGATTGCCAAGCCAGCCTTGCCGATTTTGTCGCCAAATGTGTCAACGTCGTTTGACGCCGCTTTCAGCGATTTGTTTAAGTTGTCAACGTCGCCAAGAATGGAAAGTTTAAGGGTACGACTGCCAGCCATTAGTCAAACCTCTTTACTATTGTTGAAAATGCTTCTTCCCACTTTTTTACAATGTCAGGCTGGACGCTTCGAAGTGTTGGGTAAATGTACCAACCGCGCGACCCGCGACCTTCACGACCTGACCACACTGGAAATTGCTTGTATCGGTTCGAACCGAATTCATAACCGCCCCACAATTGTTGGGTCGTGCCGCCACCGCTTAATTTCTGCCCAGCGTAACCAAATGAAATTTCACCAATTTTTGATGATTTTGAAACCTTCGAACCTGCCGCAACAATGTTGTCGACCCGATTGCGCGTGCCAGTGTTTGCGCGGTCAATGATCTTTGAACGAACCCACGTTGCCAATTCGCTGGTGACTTCTTTGGCTTGCTGGGTTGCTTCGTCGTCCATTGCTTTGAATGATCGGACAATGGCGCGCAATTCGGCTTTGTCATAACTGATTGCTTCAGTTGCCATTTGCCCGCCTTTCCAAAATCTCCAGTATCGTCAAAATGTCTTCGGCACTTTCAAATTCGCTGGGCGGTAGCCCCGTTGCCAGGGCTACTTCCCAAACGATTCGACTTAGGCTTCCGACTGGGTGGCTTTTGGGTT